AGGAATATTATTCCTTCTCATAAAATCTTTGAGAGCCCAAGTGCTAAACTCTATAATGACCATTTGATCAGCATATTTTTCAATGTTTTCTTCACTGACACCAGCAAAAGGTGATTCTTGCTTCATACGGTCTTCGTAAGAAATCATAAATTTATCGAAAACTTCATCTGTTTTTTGTTTCTGTCTGAGCTCACTTTCAGACATACCATTAGGAGCAGTCACTTTATTTGGATTTTTACCATATGCCCAGTTAAGGGAAGTTTCAGTTGCTTTTTTAACTTCAATAACTTTTTCTGATTGTGCTTTTTCTAAAGCAGCAAAACCATCATTTTGTATTCTTGTTTTTGCTTGAACACCATTTTTAACAACTTTATTTTTAACTTCAGCACCAAGACTATCTAAAATATCCTCAGAAAATTTTTCAAAGTCTTCTGGATTTTTTTCTAAATATCTAATTATAACTTCAGGTTTTGCAAGCCCCATTTGTATGAAAAGCGGAGTACATTCGTCTCCTTTACTGTAAATTAGTTCAAGAAAAGTTTTGAAAGATTTTAATTTTGCAAGAAAAGAAGTTTCACTTGTGAAATCATGTTCAGATATGCTTGAATACAGTTTAGAAGCCATAATTTTAGAGAAGTTTTCAAAATCTTTGTACTCATCTATTTTTATTGCAACTGCTAGTCTATATTTGTTAGGAAGTAAAGATAATAATGATGCAACTTTATCTTGTGGAGTACCATGTAACAATAACTTAAAAACAACTTCTAAAACTTTGCTTTCATCAATTCCTGAATAAATATATTCTTCTATTTGCGGTAAGTAAAAATTTCCTTCACCACGTCTGATTAAGTTGATTACACTTGTATGATCTTGAAAATATTGTAATTCTGGTTTAGCCTCTATAATTTGATCAAGGAGCAAATCTCTCTGTTCGCTTGATGGATATCCTAATCTCGTGATATCATCTCCACGTAAAACAAACATAGCTAAAGATTCATTTAGATTTGTGCCTTTTCGTAAAAGTAAGTTAAGTGTGGTGTAGCCCATACCTAATGTACTATTTACAGAATACTTCAGACTATTATAGTCTGTAATTTTTTGACCTAATTCCAAACCTTCTTGGCCTTGCGACCTAATAAATTCATTAAGTTTTCCAAGAAAGTCTAAAACTTTCATCATATCTGTATTTGCAGAACTTCCTTGTTTTTTCATCTCACTATCAATAAATCTTGACATACTATGACAAAATATAGAAATATCTGATAAAGCATTAATATCGACTTTTGCTTTTTCAAAATATTTTTCTAGTATTGAATCATTGCCCTTGCCTTTTTCAACTTCTCCTATGAGTTTTAGCAAAGCAGTCATTGTTGGCATTTCATTTGCATCGTAAAATGAAAAATCTTTGAATGTTCTGGAGAAGGATCCAGCCCACGAAACTTCTTTAGTAGATAAAACGTCCCAGGCTGTTGCAGATTCGATAATTCTTGAGTACCACATACATTTCTTATTTTACAAATCTACTATTTTAACCTTTGGAATATATTTTTGAAATTCTCGTATTATATAAATATGTTCCACAAAAACCTCTGAGACATTAAAAGTACGTCTAGAGGTTTTATTTATTTAAGTCCTTTTTAGTGGAATTCAAAAAAAAATCTTAGGGGAAAGATAATGTCTGAAAACAATTCAAATGACATGATTTACAACTGGCGCAATGAATTACGCTCACATCATGATGGTGTTTTTGTTGTAGCCAATAGCCAAGCACAAAAATATAAAAATCAAGGTTTTGATAAGTCCGAAGTTGTAGAATTACTTGCAGCCGACAATTTTGATTTGGACATTGCTAATAGAGTTGCTTCCAAGTTATTTGACTCTGCTGAAAAAGTCAAACAAAGAGATGCGATTGAAGTTTCTGTCGTTCCTACTAGGTACTCTGATTGCGCTCCTATAATTGAAAAAACTCTTACTAAATTGTCAGCTAAAGAATTTGTCAAGAAACTTTGCACTGGACCACATTCAATTGTTAAGACAGATGAAAAGGGTTTATCTCAATGGCAAAGATGGGCTGAAATGGCTAAGTCTACAAGAGTTGGCATGGACAATTTACACGTTGCCCTCAAGCCTTTCATTGAAGAAACTTTATTGAACAATGTCTTAATTGCTCAATCACAAGATGCAGAAATCAAAACAGCATCAAACAATAAGTATGTTGTATCAATGAGAAAAGGCACAGCTGAAGTTGATTTGTCTTCAGCAACTTCTTCAAGCAATAAATTTAACGAAGGGAATTACGCTGATTTCGGCCTTGCAGATGAGTATCTTGTGAAGGCAGCAGATTCAGTTTCTCCATATCAAAGGCTTAAAAGAGCTTTAGCAGATTAGTTATATCTTGAAATTAATAAACAAGCCGCAAATATGCGGCTTGTTTATTTTGTATAATGAGTAAATGGAAGATAATAAAGAAACAATTGACGCTTTGATTGTTCCCGATGATGGTCCAAAAAAACCCACTAGATATTTCAGAGATCTAAAAGAAACAGACAAGCCACTCAAGCCTCTTCCTCCTGACAGTATGAGCGATATTTCTTATCCTCAATTTGTCGAGCCAAGATGTGCTTTATGTACATCTCCATTCCGTGATTTATTAGAACACGTTTATCTTGAATCTGGAAGAAAAAACCAAGCAGTTATAAGATTTTTTGCCGAGTATTATGATGCCCAATTAAACTGGATGCAGATCAATACCCATATGGAGCAACACTGCGATTTAAAAAAGATTTCCACATCAGGATTAAAAAACTACGAGCAAAGAGAAGAACTTATTGCTCCTTGGATATTTAGAGAACATCATTTAGCACTAACGGCTTTGCTTGTAGAACTTGATGATGTAAGAGGAATTGATTGCTCAAAAAATTCAGAAATGAAACTTAAAAGAGCATCAATGGTAGAAAAACTTATCACCAAAATATTAATGGTCAAAGATTCAAGAGATAATCAGGGAATCTACAACATCAATATTTTCGAAATTCTTGCCACATTGCATGAAAGAATGGAAAACGAAAACGATAAGAGAATCATCAGAGAAGAGATTGTTGCTCTTAGAAATAAAATTCAACAAGACAATTAATGAGAAAACCAACTCCTGTAGTCAAGTCTTCCAATGAACTTAGAAGTCAGCTTCTACAACAAGCCAATTCTGTAACTGAACTTTTCAAAGATACTGAATATGCAAATGATTTTGCTGATGAAATTGTTCCAGCAAGAAGACAAGAAGTTGCACCTCCTGCCAAACCTGCAAAAGATAGATTCAATCCTGACCAAATTGTAGACATTATTACATTTATTGAGCATCCGTATTTTTGTAATTTAAGGCCTTATCCTTGGCAAAAATTAATTTTGAAATGTTTTTATATGGGTCAGGAAGGAAATACCAGTCTTACAATTTTAGATGATAAATCAGATTCTGGATGTAATGGTTGCGTATGGAATTATGTCCATAAAAATGAAACTGCTTTCTTGAAAGCTAGAGAACAAGAAAAGCAATTTAAAACTATTTTTAACGTTGTAAATTCGCCTTGTTTACAGTGTTCTAGGCTTGACAGTAACGTAAGAGATGAAAGATATAGATATGCCCGTCAAGAAGCAACTAATCCAGATGCTGAAAGACAGGTAGAAGTATTAGAATCAAGACCAATAATAGATGGGTTTCAAACAGAAAACGATTTATTGTATTCTGAGGAATTTGATCCAAAACTAAGGATGCAAGTTCAAGAAAAATGCACAAAAAGATACAAGTTTGAAGAATTAGTCTTAGTACTGGGGAGACGTTCTGGCAAATCGTTCCTTGTATCTGCTATGGCTCTTTATGAATTATATCGTTTAATATCTATGGGTCATCCACAAGCAAGATATGGACTAATGGAATTTGATGAGATTGTACTCTTGAACGTTGCTAGAAATGAAGAACAGGCTAAAAAAGCAATCTTCTCAAAAATCAAACAGACAGTTCTGGCTTCTCCATTTTTTGCTCCATATATAGGTAAAGATACTGAACTTGAAATGAGGTTTTATACTGAACACGATAGGGAAGAAAATGTCAGAAGAGCAGAAGATAAAATCAATCCTTTTGCTGGATCATTAGTCCTAAGATGTGGTAGTAGTAATGCTTCAGGTCTTGTTGGTCTTACTTGTTGGTCTATTATTATGGACGAAGTTGCAGCCATGGCAGGAGATAATCCAGATTCTGGCGTTGACTACGGTCTTTATGATGATTTGAAGCCATCACTAGCTACATTTGGTAAAGATGGCAAAATGATGCTTCTTTCCAACCCCAAAGGCCCTATTGGATTGCTATATGACTTGCATGAAAATAGACAGGAAGATCCAACAACTCTTGTGATGAGACTTCCTACTTGGCTTACTAATCCAAACATTGATAAAGAATGGCTTGATGGGCAAAAGAGAAAAGACCCACAAGAATTTCAAATGCAATATGGAGCTGAGTTTGGTGCTTCATCATCAGACCCTATGTTTATGTCCGAAGATATAGATAAAATGTTCAAAAGTCAAAATATGGTTAAAAGAAAAGAAATGCCAGACGGTCTTTTCGAATATTTTTGCCATATTGACCCTGCGAGAACATCTGACTATTATGCTCTTGTCATTGCTCATACAGAGACAATGTATGGGACTATTGGGCCTGACCATACACCTCTTAAAAGAGTTGTCATAGATCATATCCATTTTTGGAATCCTCTTACAAGAAATCAACCTGTCAAAGAAAAAGAAGTTGAAGACTATGTAATTGATTTACATCGTAGATTTAGATTTAAGCAAGTTTCAATTGATCACTGGAATTCACAATCATCAGTTATAAAGCTTCAAAGTTATGGCGTTCCAATTATAGAGAGACAATTTAATAAAGAATATAAAGAAAAAATCTATACAGAATTAGCTCAATTAATTAGAGATGACAGGATTGATGTCTATGATTTATCAGGTGGTAGTTACGCAGATATGCACAATACACTACAACCACTAAATGAAGTTCAAGAAGCAAAAACTCAGTTTTTATTCTTGCAAAAAAAATGGAAAGGCAAAAGATACTATATCGAAGC